AAGATAAGATAGACATAAGCAAATTAGATAAAGAAGAAAAAAATCAGAATATAGATATTTGTATCTATAAGAAATTAAGTAGAGATGAAGAAAATACTGAACGATTACTTATGCTACTATCTATCCAGGAGAATCCAATCAGTTTTTTACTTAACCTTTTAAAAGATGACTAAGAACTGTTGTAGATGTTGAAAGAGACTAGAAGACCATAAGAAGTTATGGTGTCCAAAATGTGTAGAATTAGTGAAAGCTGACCTACGTTGAGAGATAGACCATCCGTATCAATGGTATTTTAAATTCTATAATAAGACAAGATGAAAAAACTTGAAGAAATGTTAGAAAAATTCAACGAAAAATATAAGAACTCAAAGACAGTAGAAGTGTATGAAGAACAGCTAGATTCATGGTTTAAGATAATTGATGAACTTAGAGAAGAAAATAAAAAGCTGAAAGAAAATTATGCTAAATTAGACAAAGTAGCAAGTGAGAATGTAAGAACACTAGATGAGCTTGAAGCTAAAAGAATAGAGTTAGAAGAAGAAAACGAAAAGCTAAGAACAAAGTGTAGAAGATTAGAAAAAGAGTATAAGAATCTACAAGTGGAACATAGTAGACTACTATTTGATATGGATGCTGTTATAGAACATGAAGTAGATGTTAAATATTCTAAACTAAAAGAGGAAGTTAAAGAACTAAGAGCTATTATAAAACACTATAAAAAGTATAAAGAATGAATCCAAAAACTATCTAAAAGTTTTTAAATTCTAATATATCAACATGAGACATTGTCTATTTTGTTGATCGCCCTCATGAAGATGTAGATTTTGCAGAGAATGTGAAATTAAGAAACATCGCTCCAGTGCAGTAGTAAGTCAAAACAGTAAGAAACTGATTGAATTATTGAGGGGAAAACGAATAAATGCCTCATGATTCGAGAAGTTTTTAAAGTATACAGAACAAATCAAAAAACACTGAAAGATTGTTATGGAATTTAAAACAGCAGATGACCTGAAAAGTATAATCGTTATCCATAATATCAAGTAAATTAAAAACTCGCACCAGTGTCGCCCCACTGATACGAGCCGTAAGTCAATTTACTCGAGTGATGTTAATATAATTATTTGTTTATAAATGTCAAGAGAATTTGTATTAAATAATAAGTAGTGATAAAGTGGCTTAAATGCTACTTTTTTTTAAGTTTATCGGATAGCCATACGATAATCAAGAAAGGCAGGTTTATTACAATGGCTATACCTATAAACATACCGATAGCCCATATTAGCTCTCATACAGCACCCCAGTTTATTGCCTTCAATCAACGGTAACATAGATATATAAAACCTCAGATAGCTCCTAATATAAGCAATATTATACATAGTAAGAATAATATTCTTGAAAAACCTTTTAATCCTTCACCAAATTCATCCCAATCTTTTTGAGAAGCTGTTCAGATACTAACTCAAACAGCAACAGCTATAGCTATTCGTACATAGTGCATGATGAATAAAAAGGAGATAAATTTTCTTTACCTCCTTATTATATTCAGAATAGATTACTTTGTCAAGTTTTATTCTACTTTTTTAGTAGTTTTCTTAGTCTCTTTATATGGTAAAATCTGATTTTCATCATACACAATATATCTTGTAAGGTCTCATTTTGTGAATTTTAGTGCATCATATCAAAGTTCTTGCATATAATCTCTTAATCATTCATCTTGGATAAATGCTTCAGGAGATATATAGAACTCTCTACCAAATTTCTCTTTTGTGTATTGTTTAATTATCTTATCAGATAACTCTTTAAAGTTCGGAGCATCCATATCTAATATATTACTAGCCTTTAGTTTATATGGCTTAACATATTTACCATAGCTACCTGCTTCTCATTCCTCTGTAGTAAATCGGAATCCTCATCCTCTACTTATATATTGTTTATCAAATCATTTATAATTACTTCAATGATATACAACTACCTCATCTCAGTTGCTATCTTTTATTATGGTTTTTTCTTTTTTAGGCAGAGTTGTTACTTCTTCCTCCTTTACTTCCTCTGTAGCTGTTAAGTCTGTAGGATTCGCTCATACATCTGCATTTGTTAGTTCAGCTGGATTTGCTCATACATCTAGATTTTCATAATTTGCCACTTCAGCATTTGTCTTATCCTGAATCTCTGATAATAGGTCTCTCATTTCTTTAGCCTCAGCTTTAGCATCTAAACTATCTAATTTAGCTATAGCATTAGTTAGTATAGGAATTATATTATTATTGTCAGCACTTGATACCTCAGCTATAATCTTTGCTATTTCTCATTCCTTTGCTGCTTTTGATTCTTTTAGCTTATTACTCATTTCTTCAAGAAATGCTTTTTGTTCTTGAGATATTTTCTCGTTATCCTCTATCCTTGCTTGAATATCATTCAGCTTAGCTTTACCATCCTCTGAAGTTTCAGAGATTATCTTATCCCATTTACTACTCTTTAATTTATCTATCCAATTTGATAGGAAGTATCCACCTCAAGCTCATATAATTCATCCTAAGATTCCTCCTCCAATAGTAGCTCAAACTATTCATCATGCACTAGATGTTAGAGTCTGTTGTAGCCTAGATGGTTTATAAACATGATTTATAAGTTGTGGCATCATATTTATTGCTCTTACTTCTTCAGTAATTCATGGCATGATTTTCTCTAGTCTGTTAGCTAATTGTCTTCTATTCTTATTATCTAGATTACTAATAATCTGAGTTATATTATCTCTAATTGCTCATCTTTTGGTTTTATCTCTATATACTAATCCATCAGATACTTCATCCATAATAGCTACCCATTCGCTATATTTCTTGTCTACTGTTGCTAATTCAGGAATCTGATTATGTGCTAGTTCATTTGCTTTTGCCATTATTCACTTTATTACCTTATCTCATTGTGTGTCAGCTAATTTTCTTCAAGCCTGATCTCTTCAGGCAGCCTGATTAAAATCTACCATATCTTGCATAGATGGTCTAAATCTATTCTTATATTCTTCTAGAGCCATAGGTGTATTAGTCTCTTTTATCCAATTATAGATTTTTCTGATATTACTTGCTTCTGAGCCATCTATAGCAGTTTTGCTAAAATCTAATTCTCAGTCTTTTATCTCTATTCAGAATGTATCCGTTAAATAATCATCTATACCACTTTTTAAGTCTGATAAATCAACACTATATCCTGCATCTAATAGTGGCTTGTATAATCTTCATGTGTCGCTACCCTCTTCCAACTTATCTGATAGAGTCTTTTCTACTCTTTCCACTACATCATCTATTAGAGCAGATGAAACTTCCTTAGCTTTTTCAGGTCTACCATTTTCTTCTATATATTTCTTTGTTTTATTCCATATTTGTGCTGAATAAGGGTTGTCTTGTATATTTTTCTTTAGTGTTTCATCTATTCCATAAGTCTGATCTACTAATCATGAAACTTTATTCTTAGTATTATCTACTGTGTTTTGAGTTTTATCTGATATTGCATCTAACAATTCTCTAGACTGTGTTGTAGCTGTTGTCGCACTATCCATAATTGACTGTCTAATCTCACTCTTATTAGCTTGTATATTCTGATTTATATTACCACCTCATGCTAATAAGTTCATAGGATTATAGAATCATCACTCAAAAGCATCTCATAATCACTCAAACAACTCTTGATTTTCATTCACAGTCTTTACTGCTGCATTCTGTACTATCTGCTGTACTATTTCCTCTAATCATTCTTCAGTAGAAGACCTTAATTGTGTTTTAGCTCATTCTAATAAGATTCTACCTAGTCATTTTTTAGCAGCTTCTTCTTGTACATTTTTCATCAAAGCACTTCTAATAGCATTTGATGCTGAGGTCTCCACTCATCACAATAGTTTTTCTAGTGTTACCTCTACTGCTGCATTTATTAGTCACACAGCTACTGCTCATTGTTCAGCTTGTTCATAAGTGGCTCAGTTATTCATCATATTTTCAAATGCTTCTTGATTTTCTCTAGCATAAGCATCTGTAGTCATCAAAGCCATTCAGACTTCAGGCTGGAATATTGAAGCAGCTATCACTACTGGCATTTCCCAGTTTTGTGCTGCATCTCACATAGACTTATAAAGGAAGCCTTTAAAATCTCATTCTTTTAAGAGTTTAGTATATCCTTTATTATCATAATAATTTTTAATATCTTGATCCAAGTTCTTCTGCTCTAAAGCTCTATACCTTTCGTTTATTTCATTCTGATAGTTTATAGTATCTTGTTGTAATGCTGGAGTTAAAGTTTTATCTGTAACTGTATCTATATAGTCATCTAAATTTATCCCCATTTCTCAGATAATACTATCTCATACTGTATTCTTTAATATCTTCTTATAGATCTTCTCAGAAGCTTCATTAAAGGTCTTCTTACCTCGTTTCTTTAGAGTATCTATAGGCACATTAGCTTTAGTCCTTATGTTGTCCCATATATTATCCCAAGCATTTTCTCTTAGCTTTTCTTTAGGGTTTTCCTTTAGCCCTAAATTATACAAAAAATTCTGATCTCATGTGTCTAGATAGTTATTCATCTCATCCAGACTTACTCCCTTATCTTGAGCCATAGCAATTACTCAGTTTACTACTTCTTGAGTAGGAGCATCCTGTCTAAGTCAGAATTTCTCTTTTGTTAAATCAGCAAGTTGTTCCAGCCTGACTTGAGAATCTGTATAATTCTTCTGCCTTATATCTTTCTGACCTAGATTCTTATATGTCATTTCATTTTCTGCTGCAAATCTATTGTCCTTTATATTTTGGTTGTTAAGCTGTTGAATAGCTTGTTGATATAACTGTTGCTGTCTTTGAGGATCAGATGTTATACTCTCTAATCTCTTAATCTGTTCATCATTTAATCATGGGAATTTCTGTTGTTTAGTTGGTGTTGTAAGCTGATTATTCCCAAATTGTTGATTATTCCATCCACTAAATCAAAAGGATGGTCAGAATCATGTTCAAAAATTAGTTGGCATCTTTTATTATCCATTTAAAATAAAATCTACTTTTGAATAAAGTGTATTAGCAGATACATTTCATGTATTTACTGGTGTTGTACTTTGCAATCAGTCAAAATATTTCTGAGTATCATTAGTTGGTCATGTACTTCATCCTCACAAAGAATCTAATAGAATCTGAGCAGTATTAGGTGGCAAATCTATTTCTTCTAGTCATGCTCTTTCCCATCTCTTTTTCATGAAATCATATTGTTGTTGGTATGCATCAGCTTGTATTCTGATAAATTCTCTAGCTACTTCTTTGAATTGCTGCCTTTGTTCTTTAGATAATCTTTCTCAGTTTATATGATTCTCTAGTTTTAATAAGATAGCATCCCAGTTGGCATCTCATATTGTATTCTGTGCTGCTGCAAATTCTCATTCCCTTACTACAGATGTTGGATCTAGTGTTTTCATGAATGTGAAAATTGCTGACATATCTCATACTCAGCTTTCATCATTAAGAGCTACTTCTAATTGTCTAAACTGATTTTTAGCTTCATCAAAATTTTTAACATCAGGGTTAGTTTTGAAATCATTATAAAAATTCTTCATTCTGTCATATTGTGTATCTGAGTAATCTCGATTCTGTCATTGTTTTAATGCTTCTTGCCATTCATCGTTCCATCACTGTTCTGCAGCTAAATCTCATATCGGCTTTAAGTCAGATTTATTTAGGAATCCTCTCCTAGCTTCATCTAAGTAATTTTGTTTCTTAGCTTCATCTACAGCAGATAGTGTATTTTTAGTTTCTGTAGTTCTAGGTGGCTGACTTGGATCAAAGAATCATTTACAGCTTGAGCTACCGTACCTTATATATCTTTTTTCTATTACTCATGGTTTTTTTAAATTTCAGTTACTATCTAATACCCAAAATCCATTCTCATCTGTATCTACTACTATTCATACATGACCATAATTCTTTCAGTCTGTATAGTGGTTGTAATCAAATACTGCTATTGTTCAGACTTTAGCTGTGCCACTATTACACCAGCTTTCCCTTGTCTTTACATCTTCTGTACCAAAGTATCTACCTACTCAGATTTTCTCTAAATAGTCATTTACAAATGCTGCACATTGTCATCATTTCTTACCAACTTGGTTATTAGGATCTATAAGGAAGTCTGATAAAGTATAATAAGAGTGACTTACAGGAGAAGTATCAAATACTTTACTATCTACCATATCGTATGGTTTAATAGTTCAGACTTTATTTCAATATTTCTTATTATACTCTTCTGCCGTCATTGTCTCCCCATTATATAGCTTTACATAAGCTGTATCTCAGACTGTATATGTGGATTCTACTGCTGTTCTATCATCATTTATATACTGATAGCTTATACTTCAGTTAGGATTAGTAGTCATTATTACACTTCTTCAGTTTATAGTTCCTATAGTTTGTTTAGATAGCATTCCATAGTCTGTTGCTACCTTTTGCTTATATTCAGCTTTATTTTGTAGTGGTTTAATAAAATTCTCAGTTAGAGCTTGTGCTACACTGATTCATTTCTTTTTTGCATAAGCGATTATATCTTCTACAGCTTGAGATTGACTCCTTTGGATTATATCTCAATAGTTCTTATAATAATCTGATAGAGCATTATTCAGATTTGCTTTCAACTGTGCTTCATCTTCTACACTAAGGTCTGTCAATTCATTCTGTAATTGATTCTGTAGTTTAGCTGTCGCATAAGTATTATATCTATTAAGGTCTTGTAACTTAGATTGATATAATAGATTCATCTCATTCTGAGCTTGCTGTGTCTGCAATTGTAATTGAGCCTGTTGTTCAGGTGTTCTATAACTCATAGCATCTGCTGCGAATCATAGAGCCGTTAATTTCTGATTCCATATTCTCTGATTTTCTTGAGCTTGAGCTTGTCTTACTTGTGCCTTTTGAGATGCAGCAGCTTGTTTTTGACTGAATAAATTAGCATAGTCTTGATACTGATACTGTAGTCATTCCATCTGTGTATTATATGGTGCAAGAGCCTTCTGCATTCTAGCAGCAGCCAAAGCATCGCTTACAGTTCATCATGTACTCGCTGAATATCTATTCATTATCGCAGTTCTTTTAGCATTCACTGCCTCTATCTCTCTTACTGTTCTGTTAGCTTCTTCTAAATCTTTATAAGCTCATGTCATATCCATTGTGCTATTATATGCTTCTTCTATATCTAAAGCATCTTGTGGCTGTATTCATAAGCTATTCATCATATCCTTCATCTGTGATGATATATCCTCCAATAATGGTGGTACTATATCATTTATAATTCTGAGTTTTATTTCTTCTTCCTGTTTCTGTTGCCAAGCTTTATATGCCTCAGGGTTATATTCTTTAATCAAATTTAATTGATCTGTAGTAATCTGTGAGTTCTTTATTCAATTAGCAATAGACTCTCAGCTATTAAACTGAGATGCTTTATCCATATCTTCCTTCCTCTTCCAGTAGCTATCTAGTAACTGTCTTTGTGCTTCCGATTCTCTGTTATTATATTCAAATACTTTATTAAATGTTTCTCTATCATTAAACATTCGTGGAGATGTAGCAAAGTAGTGGTCTAAGTTACCTTTCATCTCATTTAGTCTAGCATCAGAATTAACTTGATAATCTGGCTTTCAAGTCTGTTGTGCTGTTCACTCCTGTACAGTTATCTTTCATGGATCTTGATTGAACATAGTTTCATCTAGTTTCTCATTCTTATCAAATTCTGTTTTTCAAAAAGTCTGAGTTTCAGTCTTATTTACTGTTGGAGTTTGGGTAGTCTGATTATTAAAATTAGACTGTGTAGAAGTCTGATTTTGCTCTTGTTTATACTGTTGCATATACTGATTACCTATATCATTAGCATTCCCTTTACCTAGCATATCATTATATCGTTGTTTCTTATCATCATCAAGAGACTCATAGTTTTTCTTTCGCTGGTCATAATCCATAGCCATTTCTTTATATGAAGAAAATAAAAAGCACCTAACTTATTTAGGTGCATTATAATCAGAATTTCTTTTTTGGTGGATTTTATGTTAATCCCTTTAGCATATCATCACAAGTCTTTATCTTTGCCCTTAGTTTATCTGCTGTCTTATGTAAATCTTTTTGTAGCTCTGTATCGTTTACAAGATTATAGATGTTTCATAGATGCTCTATCGCTACCAAGCTCTCAGACTTAATCTTATTCAGCCTTTTTATTTCTTCTAAATTGTCATTCACTAACACATATATATAGAAATTAGGTCAGAAGTTTGTAATCTTACTGAGTTTATTCTTTAGTCAGTAATAAGAAACGCTACCACTATCCTTTACGCTTCTTTGTTTATTCTTTTTAACTATATCTACACTATGTCAGTTGGTTAAAGTTCCGAAGTCTGTTCAGTCTATCATTCAATCCTGCTTGTCCTTGTTGTATTCATCTGTCAGGTGTAAGTTTCAGTCCAATGTGTATAGTTTATTCAAAGCATTCTCCATAATCTCATCATCGTATTTTGAGATACGGTAGTATGCGACTTTTCAATACTTTTCAGATAACTCCGAAGCATTATACCAATCAGCTACAACTCCTACAGCATACTTTACTCGGTATCATTGTCATCTAATTCTCTTAGGATAATTATCTGTGGTATATGTTAGCTCATCTGCTTCTTTAATCTGTTCATAACTAAACTCATAGTTAATTAAATCTGATAACATTCATATAGCAGCGAAAACTGTACATGATACCCAACTCCAATCGTTCTTATATTGATTGTATGTGAATCTGATTTCATCTTTGCTTACTAAAGGAGGTAATAAGTCTGAATCTCCATTACAGAGTACATAATCGGTAGCCTCAGCTCAGTCTCATAAACAACCTAAAACTTCTTCTTCCATAATATAATGGTTATATTTTAAAACTAATTGTTCTCTAAATTCTGCTTTTGAATAAGAATAGCCTTTCATCTCTCTAAAGAACATAAAGTCTGAAATAAACATTCTCTACAATTCTTCATAACTTCTAGTCAGTAAGTACATTTATCTCATTCTTTGCTATATTCGTATTTGTCCATTGTGTTATTTATAATTTGATAAATTCCATATTTAGTCTGCTTTGTCCTTGTTCGTTTTTATCTATCTCAATTATCCATCCTCATATCGTATTGTCTAAGTTAAATCTCTTCGATAATAAATTGCTTTTCAGGAACGAGGCAGGCATAAACCCATGTATCCCTCTATGTAGATCATACAAAGCCGTATGATAATGTCATAAAGCGAATATATCTGGCTGTCATTCCACTGGTAAGCTATCTAAGTATTTCTTCATCTTGTAATCCTTAGCATAACTTAAGCTTCAACCTCAATGATGTAAATTTATATCAATTCAATTAAGTCTGAGCCTAGCATCATAGAATCCTAAGTTAATCAAATCCTGCCTTACAGTCTCTATCGCTTTACAGATATTCACTCCGTTTCACTTTAGAAAGTTCTCATCATGATTTCAGCCTATGAAGTACGTAGGTATTCATACATCAGGATAGTGGGCTTTTACTTCTTCTAGTTGTTCTCAGAATCCAACTCTATCTTGTTCGAATTGTTGCCCTTTGTATACATTACATCAATCCACCAAGTCCCCACAGTGTACAAAAGCCTCTACTCATTTATCCTTTGCCCTATCGTAGAACTCTCATAATTCATCTACAGCACATTGTTTAGCCCCAAAGTGAGTATCACTTAATAACGCAAATTTTAAGTGTCATGGCTCTGATAGTGTTTCGTTTACTTCTTTTTTTGTATTTGTTGCTATGTAATTCAGCATCTCCTGAATATCTTTGTCTGAATAGCTTTCTAAGAGTTGGAGCTTCTTTCTATCTCACTTGCTAATCTTTTCTTGCTTTAAAGTCTCAGCTATCCTGTTTCTGTATTTCGCTACAGTATGTCTATCTATCCCTAATTCCTTTCAGATTTTACTGTCGCTTGTCTCCTGTGGATAAGCTCAGATTTTTTTAATAGTTTCATCATCTAATTTCATAGGCTTTATAGGTTATGACATAAAACTATCTTATACATTCATCTTTATACCATTCTCTTGGGTTATGGATGTCTTTACTTGTTATCATATCCTTTAATCGTTTAACTATCTCAGGTTTCAACGCTTTCTCTGCCATCTCAATCAGCTTTAGTATTTGTTCAGGTAGCATTAGATTATCAAATAAGTTATGTTGTGATCTATGCTTAACATCATCCATTCTTATTATGTTATTTGGGTGGTCGCTTCCTCTTTCTCTAGTGTTAGCAGGATGTTGGGGTAGTATATGATGATTTGAATATGATCTGTTTCTCTTTCACATTAAATAACTTCTCCATAAAAAAATAAAAAGCTGATTGCTGCTAATTCATTCCTAATTATCCTATACTCTCGCATCTTTTAGTTAGTTATTTAACTAAAGTTTTTTTGATCCATTCAATATCAGTCTGTATTTGAGATAATGTAGTTTGGATTTTTACCATATCCATCTCATTATATTTCTTCTCTAACTCTGCTATTCTGTTGTTAGTAGTAGCATATAATCCACCTAATCAGAATATGAAAATACCAAAGCTGATCCATGTAGTAGGGTTTGAGAGATAATCTTTAACTCTTTGCATCTTCTCATTCATTATCAATTAAAGGGTCTCTCTTAGCTTCTCATACCTTTTGCCCAAAGTAAAATGATATGATAGAAGTAACAGCAAATTCAAACATCTGAAGTATCGTTTTAGCTATCTCATTCTCTACATTCTGTGCTATAACCACTCGTAGAACTAAGAAACATAAAACAGTCATTACCTCTAGGAATACCAACTTAGTTACACTCATCTTTGTCCAAAAACTCTTCATCTTCCACCGTTAAGAGATAAATTCTAGCCCTAACAGTATAGTCAGATTTTTGTTTTTGGTGGATTATAAAAAGAGTAGTGCTAGACTACTCTTTCTTTTGCCTCTACTATGCCGTAGCTGTAGGAGTTGGAGGGTAGATACTCGTATAAGGAGAAGCTACTATCCAGCTTGGAGTAGGTGTAGGAGATAGTCTACTTACTAACTCATTTGTTTGAGCAGCATTATTAGCTATCACTCTAGCCTCTGCTAATGCAGTTCTAAGATTCTGTGTCTCTTGTTCACACATCTTATCAAGTACCTTTTGGACATTGTTGGCACTAGCTGCTATAATAGCTGCTGTGTTCTGTTGCCCAGCAAGTATTGCTTTCTCGATGTTTGAATTTACCCCACAAAATCCTTGAGTAATCAATGTTGTTTGGTTAGCTAAGGCTTGTTGTGCAGCTAATTGCTGTTGCCATTGGGTATTGTTGTTAATAATGTCTACTGTATTGTCATGATTATTATTGTTGTTAGACATTCAAGCCAACAACGCAGCAGCATTTCAACCACCAAATCCACCTAAACCACCAAATCAGTTACCCATGAATAAGAACAAGATTAAGATAATTAACCAAGTTCACATTCCTCAGAAGTTCTGTGTATCCATGATTTATATAAATAGGATATAAAAGTCTGGTCTTTCTGTGGTTACGCTAAGCCACCATTCTTTTATATCTTATCAATCACTTCTACCACATCCTTTCATTTATCTCCTGCTAGATTAGCATTCTGCTTTATAAGATTTGCTATGTTAGGATTCTTCTTGATTAGTCATGGTACTATCTGTTCTGCTAGTTTATTTAATTGATCCATGTTATGAAAGTCTACTCATTCTAGCTGATGAGGCTCTACTCACTGTGCTAATAGCTTATTTTTTAAAGCATCTCAGCTTAGACTTCATATAAAACTCATTAAATCCATAAATAAATCTGATTAAGATGTAAAACTATTCTGACATATATTCAGCGTATAAATCCTTTAGTTTATGGTCGTATTTCTCTTTTAGATGTTCTTTTTTTGTCCTAAATTCAGCAAAATGTTCTACTTTCTCCACTATAAACTCAATAATCTGATCCATCTTGTCAGGATGTTGAGATAACTGTGTCATCACTTTCTGCATATTGAGCTTATCTCAGTCAAAGAAATGGTCTGTTTTTCGCTCCATTTTTATGATTTTAGTAAATAAAACACTTCATACATAATAAAAAAATACCACTATCATATAGATAGTTTTTCTATTGCCGAATTTTTAGTAATCACAGTTCAGATTTATTTTTTCTCTTTTCAAATCGATAGCTAACCACTTGCTACACTGCTAACTACTAGGTAGAAACTGAATAATCAAAAAAAGCACCTTTTTATCGGTGCTTTATACGAAGTACTTTTTTTGTACTAAATCTGATATATATTTCAAGTCAGATTTCTTATTTTATTTCCCACCAATATCATCTTTTATTCTTACTGGCATTTCCTTTAATTATATTATATAAATCTGATTAGCTCTCTTAAACAAATATATAAATCTGATTAACTTATTCAGTAATCTCACTTAGTTTGGTCGTAATAAGATGAAACTTCTGATGCGTCTCGTTCTTTATCTTCTAATATAAGTGTTTTAAAATATCAGTCTACTTCATAATATGTCAATCTCCATAGTCATATATATAGTCATTCTCAACTACTATAATCTGGGGTGCTAGTATTAGATACTGTTGTTTGATATACTCAATTCAAATATAATTTCATATCTCAATTACTATTCCTTGTCCATCATATCATAGTCCAAGCTCATTGTGGCATTGGAATGTTTGTTTGATAGTTCCCGTTAGAAAGAGCTACTAAATTTCAATTTTCTATATCTATTCATGAAGATGGTCGTCTTGATGAAGAAGCATTTTGAGTAAATATTGATTGAGTTCATCCACCTCAATTCCAATATACCCAAGCTATTTCTGTATATTCTGTTCCCATATTCACAGTATTTCAACTTGCATAATTAGTAGAAGCAAAATTCATAACTTTACCAGCATCAGCATCAGTTATATAAGCATTTGATGTATAGGTTAAATCGTTATTACCTGCTCTATCATGAATAGTTGTATCATCATCTACTTCTATATGATAGTATGCTAATGTATTAGCTCATGGCTGCCATGGATTACTAGGAGTTACGTTCACAGCATCACAATAGCTTATCCCACCTAAGTCTGAATAACTAAACACTCTATAGTAATAAGTTTCTCCATCTGTCAATCAGCTGTCTGTATATCCTGTATTCTTATAAGTATCCTTTACTGTTTCAGTTACTACTAAAGTTCAATCACTAGGAGAAGTAGGTGCTGAGCCTATCTTCCTAACTAATTCAGATTTAGCAAAACTTGTAGGTGGTATAGTTCAGATTTCGTTATCTTCCCAAGTAATTGTAGCATCTAGTCAGCTTGTAGTTACTGTAAGATTTAGAGGCTCTCATATATTACCTCATTTACTTCATCATCATACCATATTTAGAATTGGCATCGTTCTTTTTAGAAAAATATAAATCTGATTATTTAATTTAGTATTACTACATTTACATCTATATCGTTTGTTGGCTCAGTTCCACAAGTAAATGTTAAAGTACCACTACCTTGAGCAGAACAATATATTTCTGCATCTGTATAGTCTGAGAAATCACTAGGATTAGGTGATACTATAACTGTATTACTAGCAGTAACTCCTGTAGCTGAGACTGTCTGAGAATTACTAGACCATCAAGCTGAAGTCAGAGTTATAGATATAGTTGATTTCTTATCATCTACATACTTCTTCGTAGCAGGGCTTCATGCGTATTCAGGTGTGTATGGTGTTCAATAATTTCTACCTGTTTGTAAGAAGTTAATAGAAGCATTTTTATAGCTAGTAGCATCTATCGATGTAACTGTATCTGAAGATAAATTGAGATGAACTACTTTATTATAACAATTTGTATTTACAGAGGTCTCATCTTTCTCTCCTTTAATACTTACAAAATCCATACTAGCACTCAATTTACTTGACAATAAATATGTCGCACCACTATAAACTATAACAGGATTCTTACCTGCTAAGTACCAATCTAACGCAGCTTGTGCATTAACTAAGTCTGATGTATTTGATAGATAAAATGTTTTAGTGTTAGCTGTTTCAGGAGCATTCTGCCAATCGTATCCACTAGCTCATTTTGTAAGTATCTGTCATTCACTTCATGATGATGTTGGGGCAAACTCATCTACAGTAACAGCTCAAGTCTGACCATTTACACTTGTTACTCATCCAGTAGGAGTAAGAATCTCTTTCCAGTTCGCTGCTGTTGAATAAGGAGCTTGACTAAGTACGTAAGTTTTATTCTCACTTGTAGCTATTGCTATATCTCACTGCTCAGCACTAGATAAAGAAGTTAAATCTGAACTTGTACTCACGGTAAAAGTGTCTGTTAATGCTACTCATGGTAATGTAGATGTAGCTAGTTTTCAGTTACTATCCAAGATAGGCACATTTCAACTAGATGTTCAGGTATCTTTTGTCGCTGCTGTTCATAAAGCTCCTCAATCTTTTAATAATTTTCCTGTTGCTCAATCAAATACTGCTAGGTGTCAATCAGTAGAACTTCAAGGTCAAACTACATCTCAAGTGTTAGTTGTGTATCCTGCATCATTAGCTAAGTCTGAGACATTATCTCAAGGCTGTACTGCTGTTGCTCATAAGGCTGCTCAAGTACTCAATGTAGATAAACTTACACTTCAGTCTTTAATCTTCTTTCAAGTAGCACCATCAAATATTGCTATATTCCCAGATGTTGCACTAGCAGGTCAAGTAACATCTCAACTTCATGATCATCCACTTCAGTCTGCTCAATCTTGTACTTGGAATGTATCTACTGTTCAATTAGTTTCTGTTATCGTTACTGTAGTAGTTTTTCAAGCTTTACTACTTGTTATGGAATATATCCCATTCCCTGTCGGTCATTGTACTCATTGTATACCTTGTTCTCATTGAGGTCAAGTAGGTCATCTATCCCCCTTAGGTCATTTAAGCTTTGTTGCAGCATCATTTATTGTTATATAATCTCAGTTATCTTTAGAAAAGACTATATTATCTCAGCTAAAAGTTGCTCCTACTACAGAAGCTCATGTGTCTCAAGTGTCCCCCTTATCTCACTTATCTCATTTGCTACCTTTTGCTCATGTTGCTCATGTGTCTCACTTATCTCATTTAAGTTCGCTTTTACTTGCCAATCTTGCCTCTTCTGATACAGAATCTAAAATAAGTATCTTATCACTTGCAGATACCTCAGATTTTTCTTCGATTTGGCTTAAAGGTTTTACAGGTATTGTCATCTGTTATTTAATGAAAAAATAAATTAGATTCATTCTATTCTTGATTTCCATGCTGACTCTTCTATATATGCAGGATTTGTTTTGATTTTTATCCCTTTGTCATCTTTTGGATCAGTTATAGCAGTTAATACAGTAGTGAAAAAGCTACCAAGAGCATAATTTCTACTCTTAGTCTTGTATTTATCTCTTCCGTTTTCTTTCCATGAAACAGTCGCAGGAGTTCTGTTTTTCCAAACTATCATAAAAATGCCACTAATATAAAACTGGTGGCATTATAATCAGATTTCTTTTTTTGGTGGATTTTTGGTTATGCTAGTCTTTGTACATTCAGTACCATATACATAGACATATTACTTGAATATGTATGTATAGCTCATACATTAAATGTATCTCATTTCTTAAACCATCCAATAGCCCAAGTTATTAGCTGATCTCATGTCCCACATATCCTACTTTGATTCAAGGCATATGGTTTCCATTTGAATCCTGTATAATTTCATGTTTTAAGTTTTAATAATGCTACTTCTTCAACATATTTGTATCACTCACTAGGAGTAGATGGAGGTAGAAACTGAGTAAAAGCCTGTAATATGTATGTCCCATCTTCTTCTATCTCTACATTTCATTCCTCATTAACTTTACATCATGGATTTCAAAATTTTGCATACTCTGATAAAGCTGGAATAGTACACCCCTCAGGTACTGTATAAGCAGCAGAAACATTGCTGACATTAGCATTAGCTACCAATTCTGCTGCTTTTGTATAAATGTTCTTATTGGATCATCTGAAGTCCCATTTATCACTCTGTAATCATGGTTTTATCTTGAATTTATCGTTATCTCTTGGTCGGTTAGCATCCTGAAAAAGAGCTTCATCTCAGTTATTGAAATCATTTCATCGCTGCTTTCATGTATATACTATCATCTGTCTCTTTGATTAGCGACTAAATTGATATTAAATAATTCTGCTGTATAATTCTGATTTCATTTTCCTCTTACCATTACTTGTAGGCTGTGTGTCTCTGGTAATTCTAGCTTGTTATTCAGATTTGTAAATCTTGTGTAAGATTCTAAGTATCTATCGGTAGTAATTTCTCAAATTCTTCTGAAGTGATGAAAATCTGAATAGTTTATCACTACAGCATTGTTACTATCGATTATTTGTTTTTCGCCTGTGGTATTGACTGGTAAATTTCACTCTAATCTGAATGTATATTCATTTCCATTCTTCTCTATAAACTTCAAAGCATAAGTTCATGATGTTCATTTAATTTTGTAATCTTCTGATTCTGATAAAGTAGCATTATCTGAGCTTTTGAATGTCCAGAAATAGTAATGATTAGCCATAGCCCAAAACTCTAACTTACAAGCTGCACTAGGAAGTATATAACTAGCATATAAATAGTTATCTTCTTTCTCTGTTAAGTGAGTACCTACTACCTTATTTCATCTGTAAGCATTAGTTTGGATAGGATATACTGCTTCCCACTCAGTATTATAGTTCTTAATTGGTGTATCATCTTGATATTTTATGACATAATATGCCGTTGTATTATTGACTGTTACACTATAATTTATCACTAAATCGTTTCCGTTAGCGTTTAATCATGTAATTACCGCATTAGATGGTAAATTATGTATAAAACTTCATCCTTTACCTCCATAAGTTTGTCCATACTGGAATATCCTATTGTCTGTAGTTGTAAGAATCAGATTTTTTCTCCAGTTTAATATCTTTCAGTCAAATCTATACTGTTCATCTACTCCTACTATATCGTTATACTGTTTCTCTTGTTTTCATCATATCACAGGTACTAATTCTTGCTGATTGAATACCCATAATGTACTTATACCTCTATCTTCTCATACTAGATAAAGTAAGTAATCTATGTTAGTCACTCATCTAAAAGTACATCCATAAGCTATATATGGTGTTCATTTAGATCATGTTAAATCACACGGTATTATATATCAATCTCACGACAAATTACCTATCATATAGACTTGTTCATTCCATTCTATCATTCAAATCACATCCATTCATGGATCGTTTGCCCATCACATATATTGGACAAAGTCGTATCTTGTTTTCTTAAATCCATTTACATCTACTCGAGAGCTATCCCAATGGTAAAGAATTTGGAATCCAGATCATTTCATCCAAGAATACACTCAGATTCTTTGTAAAAGATGGTCTCTTACAGGTAAATAACTATAATAATAGTTAGAGTCTCAATCTCATATCATATAATGTCAGTACATATCCATATCTCCACTCTTGTTTATGTTTAACCTTATTTTTGATGATGTAGTAGAGTTTGAGAAAAATATCCATATCGTACTTCAAGGAATATTTGGCACATATACAGTATCTCAGTATGTATATGATGTTATAACATCATCTACTCCATCATTATAATCTACCATAGCATCTAATTCAGCATCATACGCATATTTTCTCTTTTGAATCCTTATTTTTTCGACTGTTTGTTGCCCAGATAGATTCGTTATATTGATAGGTATTTTAGAGAATCATCGGTCTTCACATTCTATAGCAATCGAACTACTTGCTAAAGTACCACTACCTTTCCATACACTATCTGTATCATCATACGATGTATCTAATACCCATCCTGATCCAGTCGTTGTTTTCTCTGGAGTAAATTTTACTTTGGAATAGAGATATGAAGCACGGTCAGTATAAACTATAAAGCTCTTCCATTCCCCATTCTCTGTTACTACTGACATATCTTGCGGTGTTCCCCACTGTGCATCTGCATAAGTACCACTTTTTCAGGTATAACTTACTTTATAGACAGGAAAGTCCTGACTAGGATCTACAAATAATGTATCTACTCCATCTACTCTCTCATATACCTTTCAATCTGTCTTTAGCACAAGTCATCATTCACTAGCTATTATGTCATCATCTCATATTGTTGGCTCACTAAATGCTGTAGCTTTTACACTCTTACTACTTGAAAAGATGTCTAAATTTTTAGACTTTAGACATCATGGATTCCTTGAATATTTATCTGTTTGCTGTCATGCTGGTAATCAGCTTGAGTAGTAGCTTAAATTATCTATTGCCATTAGTTTTGTACATCAGAATAATAAATACTTTGTACTCTTTGAGTTATATACCTCTTCATTTTCTCTAGTCATTCTTCATATCTTGCCTTACTCCTATCAGATTTTTCAAAATCTTGCTTATGCTCTCGTAATTCTGCTCTTAGTCCATCCTTTAACACATTATGGAATTGTTTTAAATCTGAATGTCATGGAAAGATTACATCCTCCACATTAACTTGAGCTAAATTTGCACTGGCTGGTATCATGTTTATAGCTTGGATTCACTGTATTTCTAATCCTCATTCTATATCTTCCTCTGGAGTCCAATTCAAAAAGATATGATTATCTTTTAGTTTCCATCATTTCATACCATAAGATTCTTCCAAGTCTGATAATTCTTCTAACTCATAGCTTGTATCTTCATCAGTCCAGATTACTACTTTTTTTACTTTCGCAATTCATGGAACTGTATGCGTTACTCATTGATCATCTGTATATGTTGTCTGTTCTCTTTCTACTTTATACTCTCTAGCTCATGCTTGTAGATCAGTAGTCCAATAAGTCCAGAAATAATCTTCCTGAGTAGTTACTATCATTCTGTAAACCTCAGAATATATCTCATTAAACTTAGTCAATGCTTTAGAGTAAGGATAGTTAGCTGTAGAAGTGTTTGTATCTTCATAGGCTTCTACAAATAGATCTTGTAATGTCATAGGCTCAATAATAAATAATAAGTTAAAATCTGACTATTTATTAAAGAGGGGAGGAGTTATCCTCCCATCTTATTTAAGACTATTGAGTCTCAGTTTCAGTCTCAGTTTCAGTCTCAGTTGGAGTAGGATTTAATCCAGATACTTCCATCTTGTAAAGTTGTTCAGCATTCTGGTCAAATACTTTTCCACCATGAGCGATTTGTCCTAAGATGTTGTAGTACATTCCAGCTTCAGCTTCAGTTACTTTAGCTTTGAATAATTGTCTTACATAGTTGTAACTCTTAGCTCTGAAAGCATATAAGTTACCTTTAGAAACTAGGTTAGATTCAAAGATAGAGAATCCAGCGAATTTACCTAACCATCATTCGATAGCAGCATCAGCAGCTACTTCAGTTCCACTTACTATTCCAGCTTGAGCGATTACAGCTGATGCAGCAGGAGATACAACTAAGATTCTGTTATCCATAGGTACTTCCTTTTCAGATAATTTAGTTCTAAGAGCCATAATCTTTTCAGCTACATTAGCAGCAGTAAGAGTAGATTCACTTACAACTTGTCCAGAATGAGCCAAGAAGAAAGCATCAAGCATAGTAATGATAGAGCTTTCTACAGCTGTATCCATTCCGTTCAAAAGATCTTGTAATCTGTTTCCTTTGATAGAGTATAGAGTTTGGATTTCTTCCAAATCTGAGAATTTTTCTCTGTACTGATGTAATTTATTAACTACTAGATCAGAGTGAGTTACAGTTCTATCAGAAGCTGTAATGTCAGCAATAGAAGTAGCTTTAATGTCTCCACTATTAAGAGCAGATACATCAGTCAAAGTAATTTTAGGAGAGATAGGTACTCTTACAGTATCTCCTCCAGCTTTGATTTGTCCCTCAAATTCGTAGTTAGCAAATCTCATGAAAGGTTTTTTAGGAGTATCGCTTAATTTTCTGCGAAGTTCAGCCTCCAAGATAAGTCTAATTTTATCAGTGTTTGCCATTTTAAATAGGTTTAAAAGAATTAAATAAGTAATTCTTCTCGCCTATTGTTTAGTCTAGTTCTGTTTTACTTTTGCTTTACCTGATTTAATATCTGCTTCTACTTTCAGATATTCTTCTCTAGGTAATAGCACAAGCTCATCATAAGTCCATTCTTTGACTTCTGGTTTAGGAGTAGCTACAGGCTTTACTGTTTCTTCTACTGGAGTTTCTACAATATCATCTATAGTTTTCTCCACTACTTTCTTTTTTTTAGTAGCCATACTTATGAATTAAAAGAATTAAATCTGCTTAATCTTTCAGCTTTCTATCCCCTTTGCTACTTCGTTATAAGCAGCTGGATTTTTCTCTGCTAGATCAGCAAGTTCATCGTACGAATATTCTGTTTTCTCGATATTCGTTGCCTTTTCTCTTCATGGATTAGGATTACTCGTACCTGCATCATGATAATCAGCTACTCTATAAGCCTGTTCCCATGTCAAGTTAGGATTAGCTTCACGGATGCTCTGAATTTCCTCAGGAATTTCATCAAATCCATGCCTGCTCTTAAAGGATACTTTCTCCTCAATAGATTTCTCTAATTCAGCTTTGTCTACATCGTCCCTAGCCTTTTCAGCTAGATCTTTCTGCTTAAAAGCTTCCTTAGCTTGCTTTTTCTTTTTGTCATACAGCTCTTTAGAGACATAGTTTTCTGCTACGTCATCCTTAGAGATGTAATTCTCAGATAGCTCATCTCTTGAGATAAAATCCTCTTCGTTGAAGTCCCTCTCGCTTCAATCATCATAAACGATTTTCGCCATGATTGTTTAGTTTACCAAATAAAAAGATGTTGATTAGTGGTCATCCTCCACCGTTATATCAGTTTGATTACTGATCCTTGTAAGGAGATAGTTTGGAATCTGTAAGAAGTCATCTATTAGCTCTAATTCTTTAAGCTCCAAATCTCTCTTGTTAAAGATGGGCTTACTCCTATCCTCATTGATTCATGATAGAATGCCAGCTTTTAGTTCTTCTTTTCTATCCTGTAGATAGCCATTGATAAGTCTCCAGAAGTCTGAGGTTAATCAGTCTTTTATCTTTCACTCATCATTCTTATTCAGTTGTTGGTATGTCATTTCATGTTGTAGGTCATAAAGCTACTGGTTGATTATTTTGTTGGTTTTGTTGGCTCATGTAATTACTTACTAATTGATTTTGACTTGCTCAAGTAGGTTGTCCCATTCACTGCATCATTGCCTCCTGATTTGCTTGTCAGCTCAATATCAAAGCTTGTTTTCTCCTCATTATTGCTCTTTGCTTTGCTTTAGTATCTAAAGCCTGCTGATAAACTTGGATATAGATCTTATGATTTTCATTCATATTTGTGATTTCTCCTACATCCTCATCGTTATTCAATAGCTCTAAGTCTGATACTGCTTTATCGTATTCTTCAGGATAGTCATATATTGAATCCACTAATTCATCATCCATTCACATTACCTTAGCAAAGTCTTTAGTAAGCACTATCTTTCAGAATGGATTAGCTTGCTCCATCAAAGGCTGATAACTAGCCATAAATGCAGCTTTATTAGCTTCTTCTTGCTCCCTCCTATCTATTTCAGTTACTAATTGTAAGTGTAAGTCTCTCTTTGTATCTAGATCCTTTCACATTACAGTGTATACTACACTTCATAATCAGTTATTTAGAGTAATATTTTTCTCTGAAGTCATCTTAAAGTTTTTCTGATAGCTCCTATACCAAAGCACATCCCAGTAAGTCTTTTCTCATCGTAGGAATACTTTAAATATAGTAGAGAGTCTAACATTCTGATTAGCTTGTAAGAGTTGACTCTGAGTAGCTGTAATAGTTCTTGCATATACTCAGATACTCTGCTCATCAAATCAGATTTCTTTTGTAGATTTCTGATCTATCATATTCTTTAGATTATATCCATCTCCAGTTCCTGAAGTCTGAGTCTGAATATTCTCTATTACTTTTCTATTCTCTAGATTTCACTTAGCTGGTACATATTTTCTTTTACCTAATTTCCTGTGTGCTAATTCTTTACCATCTACTACATCAGCATTATAGACAGTAATTCAGCTAAATGTCTCCTCATGCACCTTATCGATCAATAGATTCATGATTTTCTCTTCTGAATCCTGATTATCTTTAGCTAAGTCTCATACACATAATCCATAAGGATCATTCTTTTTAGGAAGTAACCAACTATGTACTACAGGACATGGAATAGTAGTAGGATCTTTTTTCTCTTCAGCTCTTACAGCTTCTACCTCTTCACATCTGATTAGTAAAGTTCTATCATTTGCCCACTCAGTAAGATACCATCTACCATTGAATTTAGTAAAGTGTCTATAAACTGAGTAACATTTAAGTGGAGATTTTACACTAGGAGAAATCCCATCTACTCCATATCAGTCAGCCCATACTTTGAGCTTTGAGTCATAGTCATTCTTTAACTTATCTTTTAATGCTTTTAGTTCTTTATCTGTCAGCATATATTCAGTATTATGATACAAGTCTGACAGCTCCTCTTCTGTAAGCTCTAATTCAAATCCATGAAAGTTAAATCCCTTTACTACATCGAAGTAAGGATCAGGAATCCAACACATAGGGGAGTAGAGCTTTTTCTTAGGAGATTCTGTAACCTTATTCCATCATTCATCGACTGCTAGATAGATTCCATAGTCACATTCATCCTCTATTTTCTTATAAGTGAATATCTGCTCATCCATTTCATCATAATCGAACTCTAACAAATGATTCCATGTCTTAGCGTATTCATTATCTCATCTTTTTCTTCCCTCTATCTTTACTAAAGGTCTGTTTTTATATAAACTTGATACAAAAAGATTCCTGTAAGTATACAGGCTCTTTGATTTTACTGTGTCTCAGTCTTTCATATCTTCTCAGTCTACATTGTAGGCTTTAAGATAATTAGCAAGGATTGGTCTTTTCTTCATGGCTACTTCAGCTCAAGCATCATATTCTTGAGCCACTTTAGTCTGGATCTCATCATAAGTCCATCCCTTGATCTTTTGCACCATCTTTTGAGTTGTGATATTGTTTACCATCTCTTTTATGTTATGTAAATTAAGATCGTGATTCTATGATTTTTCATCTCTGACTTGTTCAGTCATACATTTCGCTCACTACTGCTAGATACCTAAAGGCATCAGCACCATGCGAACTCCAATCGTGTTCAGGTCATTTAAAAGCCTGTCTCTTCTCATCTAGTTCTTTGTGATAATTCTTTAAGCATTTCCATCATCGTTCTGTCTTCTCTTTATCAAACCAACAATAAGGTAAGATAGCTCTTGCACTGTTTATTCAGTCTAATACTGAAAGCTTAGGAACAATCTGAATGTCATTAAATCAGTATTCATACATCTTCTCTTCTACTGTCTTTCAGGTTTGTAAGCTTCTAGCTTGTGCATCATGTGGAAGCCACATAGTTCAATACCTATATGGTTTGGCTTTTAGTGTTGCTACATAGTGAGATAATCATTCTCAGTTATTCTCATAATAATCTATAATTCTGATTTCTTTTCACATCCTCTGCCAAAACCATATCGCTGTACTGTCATTTATTCCTAAATCCCAAACAGTGAAGACATCTAAAGCTGGGTCATAAGGTAAAGTTCATCTCCTTCAGGCTTCTTCTAACTGTGTAAGTATCTCTGCATAATATGAGCCGTTTATTCAGGCATCAAATGAGCAGTAATACTCTTGTTGGAAGATAGCATCGCTACCATTCTTCTGAATTATCTCTTGCCTTTCATTCTCTAGTACATCCTTACTAATCGCTTTTGTATCATCTACTGTCTGAATTGATACCATCCAATCTTTATTCTCTCTAGCCATATCTAATAACTCCTTAGCATGATTATCTCATCTAGGAGTGAAATTAAATATCGCCCATCATCCATTCTCAGCTAGTATAGGTCTTAAGAAATCCCATACAGCTGGAGACTGTAATGAATACTCAGAGAACACAATACCGATAGGATTAGTTCAAACGATAGAGTCTACATTATCAGATCATATAATCTGAATGATACTTCAATTGATTAACTCCACTTTCATTTCTGTGTCGTTCTTTCTCTTAATGACCACAGATGGAATATGGTTAATTGTCTTCCATCCATCTTTATCTATTCAATCCCATGCAGCCTTTTTACCTTGTGAGTAAGTAGGGAATACATAGTAATAAATTCAGACTTCTTCCATTGCTTTTTTTACAATGATGTTGAAGCAAGTCTTATCTTTTCAAGCTCTACGATGTCGCACCATTATGATCCTTCTAACTCAGTCATCTATAGCTTGAAAGATAGGCAACTGATAATCTCTAGGCTCAAAATGGTAGGGGATAGTTATTTCTGTCATGACTTGTAGGAAACGATGTTAATGTTTAAATCGCCAGACTGCTCTACTTTGTCAGTAAATAGCTTGTTATACTTTCAAAGTTTCTCATAAGCACTGTTAGCATTAGATAAGTCTAGGATGTATTGTTCTTTTCAGTTCTTAATGACTTTTTGTTTTCACATTCAGATCAATGCTATTTCTTTAAGTCATGAAAGAACAAAGTCTACTCATACATCTATCTTCTCTACTTTCTTCTCTACCTTAGATGCTAAATATTCAACTACCTTAGTATTGCTTAGTAGCTTACATCAGTTTACTTCGCAAGTTTTCTGAGTTCATCAGTAGACTTTTCTATAAGCATCAGTAGCATTGAAAGTCTTTAAGTACTCTAGACAGAATAACTTTTGTTTTTCGTTTAGTTCTCTCTTCATGATGTTATGTGTCTCTATATAAACGGTTGGCATTATATACAATTTTTTTTATTTGGTGGATTTTTGTATTAAGAGAAAAAAAGAAATCTGAATGGTATGGAATTAAATGAGAAAAGGAGAGTGGCGACTCTCCGTTTCTACAATAGACTAAACAATGAAGAAGAACTACACTACATAAATCGTAGCTAGATGAATATACTCAAATTTTCAGAAATGGTGGATTTTTCTAGTCAGCTTTTTTCCATCTGTGTCTTAATGTTATTCTTAGCTCTAGCAATAATCCTATCTACTGTTGTATGATCACATCAATAAATAATAGAAATCTGTCTGGCTGTCAAAGGCTCTCATGTATACTCATATTCAAAATACAAATCTAGGATTAAGTTGTTTAATGCAGTTCTCTCATCTGGTCTAAAGTGTCTCTCAAGTCTGATTACATTCTCTATCTCATAACAGATAGTAGTTCCAAAAAAAGACTCTTTTTCATATAGTCTTCATCTCTTAAAAAATTGTCTTCTTTTGTTAGTCAGCATCAATTACTTAAATCTATATAATCAGTTTCCGTTCTCATCTTCTCATACAAACTCTACTAAATTATTCTCTTCTAGTTTCTCATCATCATCTTCTAGTTCATTGTAAATCTTTAGTAGTTGTTCTATCATTAAAAGGATTTTTTCTTTAGTCATCAATATATAAAGTTATTAAATAAATCTGGATACTATCTGGTTTAGTTCTTCATCATTCATGATTAGTTTATTTTCATTTAGGTTTTGGCTTCTAACCAATTCAGCTAACTTCATATCCCAATATGTTCTCATTGGGGATGGTGTATTAAACTTCTTATAGCTTTCTATCAATCTCTTAAAGTGTGAATAATCATGCCGTTCTAGGTGCTTTCATGATTTATGATAAAGCATCCAACTAAATCAGTATATAAACATCTTCCAAGCATACTCATTATCACAGGCTTTATGCCAAGTGGATGCTGTACCAACTGTTAGCTGTTTTCTTTTGTCTCGTGTATAGATAGCATCTCTACAGTAAGCGAACTTATCTATGTAAGAGTATAGACTTCATGTATAAGCAACATCTTCATATAACACTCAAGGTCATCCATATCATTCAGGAAATCTTGCCAGTCTAGCTACATCAGTTTTGACTATCTTATTCCATACTGCTACAAAGAATATATTTCATGTTGTAGATCTCTTCTCCATCATCTCATCAAAGGTATAGACTACAACAGCATCATCTTCTTTTTCTTTACAAGAGAGATACCATTCTTTTATTCAAGGCTGTTTACGAATAAGTGTCTGAGCTATAGCAATGTCAGTTCATTCAGATTTAGAAGTCTGAAATAATCTCTCATACATATACGGATGTGGTATGTCATCATTATCACAGAATGCGATATAATCTCATCTAGCCATATCTAGTCATCTATTCCTTGTTACTGCTACTCATTTATTTTCTTGATCTGCTACTGTTACACATCAGTATTCTTTTTCATACCGTTTAGCTATCTCTAGGGATTTGTCTGTACTTCAATCATTGATTAGGATAAGCTCTATATCTTCCATGCTACTACTTAGGATGGCATCGATAGTTCTACACATAAATAATTCTGAATTATATAGAGGTACTACTACAGATAAATTATAGTATCTACTATGTTCTCTTGGTGGCAGTTCTACTTCCTCCAATCATTCTCAAAGTTGTAAAAGTCTGTCTTCTCAAATCTTATCATAAGCTTTTACTCCTATATAATTCAAATCACATTCAGGTAACTCTATAATAGGGTCTTCCGATTCTGCTATCAGATTTCATGCACAGTATACTCTGTATAAATCATATATTCAGTCAGTTCTACAAGCTAGAGTAAATCAGTGATAGCCTTTAAGGATTGTATAGTCAAACTTCTCTAGCTCTTTTGCCTCTATTATTTTCTCTTCTTTGAATTGTTTAAATTCCAGATAATCTCATTCAGTATCATCTGTATTGATCCACACAAAATTTTGTGTCATAGCCATTTGTGTCATTTATTTTAGAAAAATAATATAAATCTGATTATTCTTACATTCTTGTCAGCATATTAAGCAATGTTTCATAGGTAAAAAGGTTAAAATAAAGCTGATTCTCTTGGCTGTGATAATCTCTTTTTCGCTATCTCTACATATTCAGGGTTTATCTCAATTCATATAAAGTTTCTATTTGTGTTTCTACAAGCTACTGCTGTCGTTCAACTTCATAAGTAGCAGTCTAATACAAGGTCTCATTCATTACTACTTATCTTTATAAATCTTTCTATCATTTCTAACGGCTTTACTGTCGGATGATTCCGTTTTCTATTCCCTATTGGATGCAATTCGTATGTAAAATAGTTTTCATATCCCAGCTTATGATTAAATGTAGTTCAGCTATCATGGATATAAACACAGTATTCTTTATCAAATAAGTAATGTGATTTACAGGCAGGGATGGGGTTAGGTTTTAACCACAATAGTATATCCCATTTATAGCCATATTTCTCTATTCGGTTTATATATGCTGGGAGTGTCGTTTTATTACAGAAGAAGTATCAATTAAACTTTTTCATTCATGCTCTTATAGTTTCTAACATCTCTTCAGGGGCAAATTCTAATCAAATTGTATTAGTAATTTCTTCTCATAATTTATTATCTGCTAGGCATCAACCTGCCGAAAGTTTTTTGGATGCAAATTGATATGGTGGATCTGTAACAACTAAATTTACATTGTTTAAGATGTCCCCCCCCCCTCAGTATTTCTATACAATCTCAGGTTATAATCTGGTTTGTCTCCATCTTATCTAAAAAGGTTTATAAATCTGAATATATGAGCAAGGACATCTACAGTTCGACCGTTTCACAGCATCTTATAACGTTGACTGTTGCTCACTCATTCGGTGTAATTATCTGGGAGCGTTTGTAATCTTTCACATTCTATCGGAGTAAGTTTTCTTATTCTTGTATTCTCCACCACCATTTGTCATCTATCACTCATAGGATTGGCAGGTAACGTATAAGATTTATCAGTTCTTATTCATCGATTATCTTTATCTCTATCTCAAACTTTCTGAATTATATAGTGGCTTGTCCTACTTATATTTCATTCGCTCGTTAATATCGTTCTACTTGGTTTCTCTATATCATCTGGAAACGGTATAGCTCATTCTCTGTACGTGTATTCATGTCAATTCTTTACTCTAGGGATAGTCTTCGCTCACTTCAGATACTTTACTTTCTCTAGTTGTTCATTGGTTAAATACAATGTACCCCCCCCTCGATTTTTACAACTTTCGGATCTTTATAATCTCTAGCACATAAGGTTGGGCATTTCTCTTTCCATCAGTATCAATCAAATTCTCTACTAGCTGGACAATGACTAACTCTGATTTTCTTCTCATGATTACCACCTCAAACAGTTGTAAGAGTAGCACATTTGTTATCTTTATCTTCTAACCTTTTCACTATATCGTATTTTCAATTCAGTATTCTTTCCCATCTATCTTTAGAGTAAAAATATTTTTCATCCACATTATCCTCTAAAATATCTTTAATCACTAATCATTTGTCTTCTGGTTGTGTAATGTTCGGAATATTTGTTCGATACAATCTCTTTCTCCTTTGTGCTGATACTAGACTACTATCTATCTCTATTGGTTGTACTCCTAAATATCAGCTGATTATATCTACTCGTTCTTTTCTCATCTTCACATTCTCTAGGAGAAAGTATTTAGGCTGACTTTCTTTAAGAATCCTCACATATTCAAAGAATAACTTACTACGTGGATCATCGAATGCTAACTGTTTTCATGCTACACTAAATCATTGACATGGGCTACCTCAGATCAACAAATCAATTCATTTGTAATCTGCTCAATTCACTCTAGTAACATCTCAAATCTGAATAATATCTGGGTGGTTTTTCATAGCGATTTGGATAGCGTATTTATCTATCTCACTTGCGTAGTATTTATCTATCGGTATTCATGCTCTAACTAGGGCTTCATATCCACAAGCCATTCAATCAAATAAACTCAGAATTTTCATCTACTTAAACAAAGAAATAAATCTGTACCACCAATTCCTGACTGGCTTAGGTTTAGGCATTCTTATCTTATTCTTTTTCATGGCTTCTTTTGAGGTGTAAATAGCTTCCTTTAAGACCATTCCCTTTCTAAGTCTATTATAGAAAGCTGAATAATTAACAGGTTGCTCTCAGATTTCTTGCATCTTGTTTATGTGTAAGTTCCAATAGTACCTTACATCTCAATACTTGTACTTTACTCTGCTCATTGCCTTACCTTTATGGATAAATAAGATACTTGTTTACATAGTTGGCTTATTGTCTCCTTATCCTCTTTAAGTTGTGATTTAAGTACATCTAGTTCTCTAGTTAGTTGCTTAATTTGTTTATCCTTTTCTTCTAGTTCCATATATTTCCTGTTGAGTGTAGCAGTGGCGATTCTTTCAGAATCAGTAACGTGTTTCATCGGTTTTTGTTTTAAAAAATAAAAAAGTCTGACTATGTTGTCAGTTTTGCCTTTTTATCCAGTATGAAAGCATACCAATTTAAGATATTTGCCTCGTATCGTGTCTGGTCGTAATCCACAAGTTCCTTATCATTCCATAACATCTCCTCTATTTCTTCTCAGTATTCTGCTACCATATTTTTATGGTAGTCCCTGTAGTTTCAATTCAGAATCACATTATCTCTGTGGCATTGTGGATGACAGTTTGTAATATCAAATCTGTATTTAAGATAATCCCTTGATCTATAATGTCAGTTTTCTGCCTCGTTCCATAGCATCCTTACTCAGCTAGTAAAGCATTTAACGTATCAGTAATCATCTGCATAGTATAGCCTGACATAATCAGAGAAAACTCTGTCTGCTAGGTCTTTTCGTTTTACCTTTCAGACTTTCTTTTTAGTGTATTTAGCTGCTCTTGGGATGTATTCGCCGAAAATAGCATACCGTATTTCAAGTTCCTGCTCATATCTCTCAATAAAATAGTCTAACGCTTTTTTGGTTTTGAATATCCCTCAGTATTTCTCTAAGTTAAGTTTTCTCATAAAACCAAAATGCCTAGAAATAAATCTAGGCTCTACCATTGTAACTCCACTACCTCTTATATATGGAATAACTTTTCATTTACAAGTCAAATTTAAGAAAACTTTTAGTTATCATAAAATATAATATTTGACTTGCTTTTGATTATTGACATATATATATAATATTATATAGGTGGAGTAAAAATTGGTAGAGTGTTTATACTGATTTTACTTTTTATTTTACATGACAATGAAAGAAAATTACATAGACTCTTACCTAGAATATCTACAATATTCTAGGGGATTTTCATATCGTACAGTTGAGGAATATAAAAAAGCTCTAACTAGATTTGATAATTACCTCAAGGACATAGATAAAACTATTAAAAATCCTACAGACATTGTACTAATGGATGCTCTCAAATTCTTCGAAAATTTATCTAAATCTTGATGGTGTGCAGCAAGTGTGGCTAATGCTTTGAAAAGCGTTAGAAGTTATCTAAAGTACTGCAGAAATATATTAGAGTTAGATGTGATTGATCCATACAAAATACCTTACCCCAAAAGCATCCATAAAGAAATCTGATTTTATTCTGAGGAGGACAAAAAACTAATACTTAACCTAGTTAATGAATGATTTTGATTAAGGAAAATTACTCAAATGAGAAATAGACTTTTAGTCTATATGTTTTTCCATACTGGATTGAGAATACATGAAATGGCAAAAATAAAGGTGTGAGAAATCTGAGAGAGTTTGCAGATTATTGGTAAGGGAGGTAAGAGAAGATTTGTATATCTAAGAAGAGAATTACTTGAGATGATTGATGAATATTTAAGCCAAAGGAAGAAAAAATCTGAATATCTATTCCCCAGTTGATTTAAGGAATGATGACATATCACTACAGATCAGATTAGGCATACTTTCAATAAGATGAGCAAAAAAGTCTGAATCCATATTCATGCCCATAAATTCAGACATACATTCGCTACTGATTTATTGCACGTTCCATGAGCAAATATATACAATGTATCGAAATTACTGGGGCATTCCAGTATTCTAACAACTCAAATATATCTATGAGTTTATAATTCAGAACTTAAAAATTTACAATTCTGATTAAATTTTTAATTTTGTCTTGAATTTATATATGACTTTTGTATAAAGTAGATGTTCAACGGTAATAAAGTCTAATTTAAAAAAATCCACAACCATTTCGGATAGTGGACATTAAACTTTAAGACCGATGGACAACATCGGTTTTTCTTTTAGTAACTCCACTAACTTACTAAAAGCTCTACCAATTAAAACCAGATGTTTGGGGTTTGGTAATAGCACTTGTACATATAGTGCTGTAGGTTAACACCAAACCCAACCTACAGCCATCTATATGAGCAGGTGCTTTTTAGTTTGAGAATAGAAGGCTGCTCATACAGTACAGTCTTTTATTTCTTAAACAAAAAAAGAATGGATGGCGAAAAAATGTTCCGATGATCTGTATTCTATGAGTTATGAATGGAATGCGATACGGCTGAAGAAAGAGCTGAGCTATGGCAAGCCATAATGGAGTATGGATTATTTGGGAAAGAGCCACCCAAAAAATTTAAAAGGGATTTTGTGAATATTAGGTTTATTCTGAACAAGAGTAAAAAAATCTCCTACTTAAGAAGTAAGGCATGAGAGCAACATGAATGAAACCAATATACACAGTGAGATGAAAAACGAAAACCCAATGATAAAGCACAAAAAAACCCTATGGAACAAATGGAACAAAATGGAACAAATGGAACGAAACAATTCTATTCTCTTTCTTATTCTAATTCTACTATAGATGTTACTAAGAAGAAATATTTAGAGTATGTATATTTAGAAGATATAGAGTATAAGAAGTTAGTAGAGTGGTATGGAAAGAATGTAGTGGATGAGATGATAGAGAAATTGAATAATCGGATATGAGAGAATCCAAAAGAAAAAAAAAGACAGAAAAAAAGCCACTACTTCACAATATTGAATTGGTTTAATAGAGATTGAGTCAAAAAACTTCCTGTCAAATCTGAGAACGAGAGCTGAGTGTATGAAAATCTGAGAGATCAAGATGTTTACTTACAAGAGCTAATCAAATGAAAGCAGAAATAACAGAAAAAGAAAGGCTTGAGAGGTTGATTCTTGCTTGATTGCTTACTGATTATGATAGCCTGATTGACTTTATGAAAATAGAGCCACAATACTTAGAAAGACCTTACAGTGAAATCTTGAAGGTTATGAAAGCTGAGCAGACATGAGATATAGCTATTCTTTGTAGCAAGAATAACAAGCTGAATGCTGATGAATTGTACGAATTAGCAAGCGAGGTAATCTACTCTAATCCATCAGATTTTGAAAAGTATGTAGAGGCTTTGAAGGATATGATTGATAGAGAAAAGCTAATCACAATCCTACAAAGCTCCATCTTGAATGTCAAATGATACGGTAGTTTGCGAGAGATATACTTGTCAATCCACAATGAGTTTTTGAAACTAGAATGAGAGACAGAGTCAAACTTAAAGGATTTACTCCAAGAGATTGTGAATGAATATGTCTGAGTGCAAGAGGTTAAGATAATCCCTACATGATACAGAGATTTAGATAATTTGATTGGCTGATTTGAGAAATGACAGGTAGTAGTAATAGGTGCTAGACCTTGAGTATGAAAGTCAATGGTAGCAATAAATCTGATGCTAAACAATGTGAAGATGTGAGAGAAGGTGGCTTTATTTAGTATGGAGATGCTGAATAAGCAAACGATGAGAAGGTTTTTATCTCTATGCTCCTGAGTGAGTGTGTGGAAATTAAAAAAGTGAGGTAGTTGAGAAGATGTGGAAAGAGTTAGTAAAGGGTGTGAGGAAATAGAAAAGTTAAAATGAAATATACACTTGATAGATAATGTAAGCTCAATCTCAGAGATAGAGTGAAAGATTAGATATTTTGCACATAAGAATGGTGTTAGTGTGGTATACATTGATTATCTACAGCTCATAAAAAATCCTGAAATAAAAAACAATCCTGTCGAGTTGATAACCAATATATCACAAAGATTAAAGCAATTAGCCTTGAGTCTTTGAATAACAATAGTGGAGCTTAGCCAACTAAACAGAGATGCAGACAGAACATACTCTAAGAAAGCTAGTCAACTAAGATGATCCTGAAGTATAGAGCAAGATGCTGACATGATATGGATACTAGATAAACAGGATGAGAACAGTGATAGGATACAGTTGTCAGTGCAGAAGTGTAGAGACTGAAGATTATGAGAGATAGAGCTACTACAAAAATCTGACATAATGCAAATAACAAATTTACCACCTAAACCATTCTAATGGATTACCTAGAGACATACGACTTCTATGCAACATCTAAGGATAATGCAGAGAAGAAAATGGATGCAGTTATCAGGAAACATTATTGGAAATACTGAAAGATGCTTAAAATTCAGAATCTCCGACTGATAAATCAGAATCTATGGAGATGTAATCTGACTTATTAAATTTAGTTCTTAACGAACAATAAACATGGAGAAATACAATAAAAGAGATGCACAAGGCAGACTTATTGACTGAATAATGATGGAAGTAGATGATGATAGAGTTTACTACCGAGTAGTAATCAATAGGGAACAAGTCTACTACGCATCCAATGAGGAAGAAGCCTTTGTTGTCTTAGCAGACTTATTGAAAGCAAGAGAAAATAGAAGACTACAGGAGGCTTTAGACAAACTTAACAATTAGTTTTATTCTTACCAACATACAATCATGAAAAAATTACTAAAATTACTCAATGAGTATGAAGAAAGCAGATGGTCAACTGTTGCTGAGGATTCGGAGGAATACCAAGCAGCTCCAACTTGGTTGGAACAAGATGGACATGTGCGACACTGTAACGCTAACAAAATAGCCTATGAAAAGGATACTTTTGATGCGTACGTGTTAAGTAAAGGATATGGATTTATCAGATGGCTAGTTAAGAAGTGATACACTACACTAGATCATTGAAACTGATTCGAGAATGCTGTCAGTGAAAAAACCTTGATAACAGTATGTGCTATATCGGATAATCCTATTCAAACACTTATACAATATTTATCTTAATTACAACCTATAACAATGAAAAAATCAAAAATCTTAGAAATCTGAAAGCCTAGAAAATGGGAATGACCACATGGAGATGTGTTCTATACTCCTCTCAAGTTAGAGAACTGAGAAAACATTACGCTAGGTAAAAAATCAGAATCAGCTTTCAACGTTTGAGACTTTGTTTGTTACGAAGTAGTTGAAGAATGAAAGAAATGGAAAGAAGTTAAAGAGAATCCATTTAAACCTAAAACTTATAACTCTGAAAGTACAAACGTTAGTGCTACTATTTGAATGGCAATGAAGATAGCTTTTGAACATCTCTACGATAAAACAAACTACAACGAAACTATAACACTAGCTACAAGAATATTCGAGGATGCTATGAGTATGTACGAGAATTATGGGAAGAAAGAAAATAAATCTGAAGAAGATAACGAAGAACAGAATTTGCCCTTCTAGTTCTCAGCTTACACAGTCAGAGTTAGCTCAGATGAGAGTAAACGAACTGTGTAGAAAGCTGAGACAGATGACACCACCTCCTAGTTGGATGGATCAATCAGAGGAGGGGATTAAGAGGTGGAGAAGTATGTAGCCAAAACCTAACATAAGAGGACTTTTAAATCTTATACTCAAACTAAATGGAAGATGAAATTACAATCCAAGATTACACTGATGTAATCCTACAGGATATGCCTATCGAGTTCTTTGACTTTACTTTCATCATGAACTCAGACTGAACTATGAAAGAATGTCAGTTTTTGGGAAGAAAAATAGATGAATTATTGGCTATATCCTTACGAACAATTAGGGAGAAATACATGAAGAAAACAAGACAGCATAAGATTGATAAGAAGAAACTAGAGAATCAACAAGCAGAAAGAGAAGCACGGGCTAAAAGTAAAGACCACTTACAAGAACACATAAGGAAGTCTGAAGCTAAACTTAGTGAGTATAAGAATGTGATACTAGCCTTCTGAAAGTTAGCTACTTGTAATTCTATAAGTAAATAACCATGGAACATATACGAGATGACAAAGTAAACGATGTAGAGTTCCGAAAAAAAGTATGTGAGAATAAAGAAATCATATACGAATCTCTACTAAGGAAATACAAGATACTAAAAGCTGATTATGAAAAGCTACAGGAGAAAGTAAAGAAATATGAATCGTTTTGAGATGTAAAACTTACTAAATGATTTAATCTTAAAGACTAACCATGCGAATCCGAATAACATATCAGATTTCTCATTTCATTTGTTGATACCCAAGATTCAGAAACAGATTTGAAAAAATGTACTGAAATTTACCAACACGTAGAGCGAAAAAGAAACTAAAAAGCATACGGTACTATCTAATCAATGATAATGAGAAAGAAGCACGGAAGTGTTATCAACAACTAGATAAAGAACTGCAAGACCACGCAGTCAACGTGGGATGATCTTAAATAGTTAAGCTACCGTATATGTAAGCGATACGAGTAGCTGGTTATGGCAGTCAACCAAAGACTTAAAAATAACCGAGTATGTTGGCAGTAACTCCCGACAGAAAATATTCTCTTTAAAAGTCCTGCATACTCTTCTTTATCAAGAAACTATTATCATGAGTTTATTAGCCTTGATTATGTGAGCTGTTTTATCAGGTAGTACCGTGATAGAATATGGGCATCAACCACTTGATATGCCTTATGTGGCACAAGTGTCTACTCCAACGATTCAACACCTCTGATTTGATTCTGGAGATGATAGACAAGCTATTATTCAGAAAGCATATAAAATCTGATGACTAGACTTTGTTGTGATGATAGAATGCGAAAATGGTAGTCGAGATATGTATGCCGTATCAAAAACCAATGATTATTGAATTTGTCAGCTTAACTATAGATACAATTCAGACTTTATAAATTCTGACAAGTTTAATGATGTAAATAAGCAATTAGAGTATTGTTATGAGAAATGGAAGATAAATCCTAAGCTATGGTATTGACCAGATAGGAAAATTAAATGAGTTAAATGTAGTAAGTATGTTTTAAATAGATTCTTAATAAGATGAGAAAACTGATTCTAATTATTGTGATCATGATATTGATAATGATAATTCGTTGGAATTATGCGTTATCAGTAAGCTAAAAATCTGATTGGAGTGGGGTTGCCGTTAAAGTTCCTCAGTCTACGTTCCTATATCCGAGAGGAGTAGGGGGTTTAACTAATTACCTTTCATGGCGTAGCCGTGTGCCACCTCACATGAACTATATAAAACAATGAACGACATAAAAACTCATAAAGTTGGACTAGGGATTAGGTGGAATCCCTTTATAATCAGACTTTTATATTATTTACCTAAAGGGAATGAAAAAAGAAAAATCTGAATTAGAAGAAAGAAAGAGAATAGCTGAACTTATGAATAAACTATGAAAGTACCGACCAAATATAAAAGTAGAAGAACGAATGGCCTGTGATGATGTATACCTTGATGTACTAGATTTGGCAATAAAAACTAAAGAATACTTTAGTAAGTAATCAGATTTATTTATTTAATTTTATGACCGATGGAAAAGAAAGAAAAGAAATCTGAACTACTACCAATACAACGATTTTGATTATGATTTGGAGTATGAGTTGTGTTTGCTTGTTTGATTATATAATCAGATTTATTTATTTAATTTTATAGCGATGGTACTAATATTTCATCCTAGTTGTATAACTTATGACAATTCAATATCTAAAACTTGGGAACAATACAGGAAAAGAAAGAAAAAAAATCTGAATGTGAAAGAATTTAGGAAAGCTGTCTGAATGCCAGAGAAATGAAATTGGATTGTAGGATGACAAACTGTGAATTTTAATTGAGAGAGGCGAATAGGAAACTTTGCTTGATTTGATATACATACTAAAGACTAATCAAATTTATTATAGACTGTTTTAATTATTTTATAAATTAAATATGCCAGAAAAAGAAATCTGAAAGCTATTGGAGTTGCTTAAATATGAAAAGAAGAAATAAAAATCTGAACGAAAAAAGAGATTATGTCCATAACCTCTTTCCTCGCAAATATTTTGTTGACGTTTTTTACGTCTAAAATATACAATTTTATTCCTTAATTACAAGCTAAAATGGATAAACTATTAAACTTATTGTCAGAATTTTATTGAGAAAACTGGAAATTCTCTAATGAAAACTGACTTTTAACAATGACAAACTGAGTTGAAAATCTAAGTGGTGCTTATGCTCAGACTTATATTATTTCTTTAAAAGGTGGTTTCATTCAACGGCTAGTAGAACAAGATAAGATAGACATAAGCAAATTAGATAAAGAAGAAAAAAATCAGAATATAGATATTTGTATCTATAAGAAATTAAGTAGAGATGAAGAAAATACTGAACGATTAC